CAACACCGGGAATCTTAGAAATACCACTTAGTGCAACATTCTTTACTACACTACTTCCAACACTCCTTGCTTCTTTTTTGACTGCTCCCAACATACTAGCTCCTGATTGGTACGCTTTAAATAACCCTGCAACAGCTTCTGTTATTATACCAACCTCGCCCTCTGCATAATCCATAGAGTAGTTTACATTAACTGCTGGGGGCATGTATAGTCCTATGACTGTTCCAGTTCTTTGAACATTCTTGCCTTTCAATGCAATTGAAGTGCTTGAACCACCCTTACCAGCACCGCCCCTATCCTGTTTTGATTCAATTAGGTCATCAGATTTCTGTTGTGCTTTTCTAGTGGCAGGCTTGTCTTCAACCCGTCGGCCCCCTCCGCCGGGCGACCCTTCGTATCTATAAATTTTTGCAACTTTTGGTTTTTGCGTGGTCGCCTTTATCTTTGCACCCGTCACGCTGTGACGAGCAAACAGGATATAACTTGCTTGGTGCATGTTAGTACCAACATCAGATGGATATAGTAGAATTCCCGGTTCTGGATTAAAATTAGTTTGTAGAGGACTAGACGCAGAACTGGAAGATGAACCACCTAGGCCTGACCTAAGACCATCAGCAACTCCACTGACAAAACTTGATGCAGTACTAGCTGCTGCGTTCTTTGCGATGTTTACGAAAGCGTCCCTTAATGCCATGTCTAAATATCCTTATACACTTGATGAAACTATTTATAACACATGTCATATAAAGGTCGATACACACCAACCAAACCCCAAAAATATAAGGGTAATCCACAGAACATAGTTTATCGTTCTCTCTGGGAACGTAAGTTTATGGTGTACTGTGACAACAGCACATCCATAATTGAATGGGGTAGTGAAGAGATCATTATACCCTATTTATCACCCAAGGATGGACGTATGCACAGATATTTCCCAGATTTCTACATTAAAGTCAAACAAGCTGATGGTCAAATTAAGAAGATGATTATTGAGGTCAAACCCAAGGTGCAGTGCAAACCACCCAAGGAACCCAAGAGGCGCACTCGACGATGGATGAATGAGGTTATGACCTATGGTGTGAATGATGCTAAGTGGAGGTCTGCCACAGAATGGTGTGCAGATAATGGTATGGAGTTCAAGATTTTAACTGAAGACCATCTAGGTATTTCGTATAAATAGACATATGGCAATTAGTAAATACATGCAAGCAGTTAAAGATGAGGCAAAGGGTCGCCCTAAGTCAACTGCATGGTATAGAGAAAAGATCAAAGAATTAGGTACACCAACCACACTTGACCTCATACGGGACGGTAAGAGGGACAGCAAGCCGTTCTATGGTAGATTGAACATGTTCATGTATGACCCAAAGTTCAAGAAGACCCTGCCCTATTATGACACGTTTCCGTTGGTATTGCCGATAGAGAAGTATTCAGATGGATTTCTAGGAATCAACTTGCATTACCTACCCATTCCACTACGAATTAAGTTGTTGGATCGTTTGGTAGATTATTCTAACAACACCGCATTTGATGAGTCAACCAAACTTATCGTTGATTACCAGAAACTAAAGAATGTGAAACTTATCAAACCAACTATACACAAATACCTTGCTGGTCAAACCAAGTCACAGTTTCGTAGGATTGATGCAGACGAATTTACGATTGCAACTCTACTACCTGTGCAGAGGTTTAAGAAAGCAAAAGCAGCTGAGGTATGGGCAGATTCGAGGGGAATGATCTGATGGCTACACTAGCAAGTTTTGTAGAATCAACCGCATTTGGAGTAATCAATAATTTCCTGTCAGAGTTTCATAGTGACAATGGATATGCACTTCCAAGCCGGTATGAGGTTATTATCACATCCCCTGCTGCGGGAGATGCAAGAAAAGTATCTCTGCGTTGTGAATCTCTTGACTTGCCCGGTAGAGCACTCAATACATCACTAGACAGCAACATGTATGGTATTGCACCAGAGATTGTTGACGGTATTACATTTGGTGGTACACTTGCCATGACCTTTCAAGCAAGTAGTGACCTAGAGGAAAAGGTGTTCTTTGAATCTTGGCAAGAAGAAGCTTGGGACAGGGGGACATGGAATGTCAAGTATTATAGAGATTATATCAAAGACATTGACATTTATGTTCTAGATGTACAGGATGTAAGACGATACGGACTTAGACTTAGAGAATGTTTTCCAAAAGAGATTGGTCCAGCATCACTTGATGCCGGGCCAGCGGGTGATATTATAAAGATACCTGTTACCATGCAATATAAATATTGGGAGACACTTGATATTAATAACCAACCACCTAACCTTATGGAGAAGGTTCTTGATACAGTAATTACAGGTGCAGAGAGATCAATTAATGCGAACATACCGAAGGTGTTAAGCAGACTCGGTTAAGCAAATTATGATAAAGGATGAAACATTATGGCGTTACCTAAACTACAAACCCCAGAATACAAACTATTGCTACCATCAACACAGGAGGAAATTAAATATCGACCTTTCTTGGTCAAAGAACAAAAGATTTTGATGATTGCTCAAGAATCGGGGGAAGAAAAACAACTTGCTGATGCCATGGGAGAGTTGGTATCAAATTGCACTTTCGGTGTTTTAGATGTTAATCAATCCCCAATGTTTGATGTTGAATATGTATTTTTACAACTACGAGCAAAATCAGCTGGTGCTAAAGTAAAAATTAATGTAACATGTCCAGATGACGAAGAAACTCAAGTTGAAGTTGAAGTTAATTTGGAGAAAATTGGTGTACAACATAGTGTAGAACACTCACAGGAAATTACAATTACAGAGGATATCAAATTGAATTTAAGATATCCAATGTTGAAAGATATTAAAGGTATTAACGGTAATTTTGGTGAATTTGAAATAGGCATACTCATGATACATGAATGCATTGAAAGTGTTATTTATGGAGAGGAAACAATTCATAGAGTTGATATGACTATAGATGAAATTTCGGAGTTTATTGATTCGTTTAATACAGAGCAGATAAAAAATGTAATGAAATTCTTTGAAACGATGCCAAAATTACGACACATAATTGATGTGACTAATCCTAAAACTAAGAAGAAGGGTGAAGTACTGTTAGAGGGTCTTGAGAGTTTTTTAGTATAGTGCTGTCTCATGACTCCGTGGAAAATTATTATAAACAAAATTTTGCAATGATACAGTATCATAATTGGAGTTTAACTGAATTAGAGAATATGTTACCGTGGGAGAGAGAAATATATTCTGGTTTATTGATAAAACATTTAGAGGATGAGAAATTAGCGCATAAAAAACAAGAGAGAAAAAATAGGAGCTAGTCAAATGGGCGAAGAAGAAATCAAAGCATCAGGTTACCATCCAGCAGATACTAATGGTGACGGTAAGGTTAACCCAGAAGAACATGATATGTGGCTTGAGTTCAAACGTAAGGAACTTGAGGATGCAGATGCAATGCGTGATGCCCAGCGTAGTATGGCATGGTTCTCCCTTGGTGGTATGCTATTGTATCCTGTTATCGTAGTCCTTGCAACAATCTTCAATATGGATCAAGCAGCAAAGATCCTTGGTGATATGGCGGGTGTATACTTCATTGCGGTTGCTGGTATCGTCGCAGCGTTCTTTGGCGCACAAGCACTTACGAAAAAGAAATAAGGAATAAGTCATGGCCGATTTAAAAGATGTTATTGATAAACTAACAAATGAGGGTGAGCTTGTTCGTGACAAGGGCGCACATTCTATTAGATCAGTCAAAGAAATTATACTCAGTAACCAAGAAACGCCTGCACAACGAAAACAAGATCGGGAAGATACAAGAAATTTTCAAAATAGTTTACTATCTAAGATGGCCGGGGCGGCTGGTGCTGATGGTGGTGCCGTTCCGGTCGATAAAAAAGCTGGTGGCGCATTTGCTGGTATTGCCAAAGGACTAGGTGGTCTGGGTAAAGGAGTAGGTAAAGCTATCGGCGGATTCATGTCGGGCGCTGGTAATATTGCTGCAGCGGGCAAATTCGCAATTGCTTTCCCACTATTTGGCGTTGGAATTGCTGGGTTCGCCATTGCGCTCGGCGGGGCGATATATGTAATTTCAAAGATGATGCCTGCAATTGCTGAAGGATTAAAAAAGTTTGAACCCATAAATGGTAAAAACCTAATCGATGTTGGTTTGGGTATGGTTGGTCTTGGTGCTGGATTTGCTGCAATGGGTGCCGGAGGGGCCATCGCAGGTGTAGGTAATTTAATTGGTGGTATTGCAGACGGTATTGGGGGACTGTTTGGTGCAAAGAGTGGCGAAGAAGCCATCATGGAAAAGTTAAAAAAGTTTAGTAAGGTAAAACTTGATGGCAAGAGCATTAAAGAAAATGCTGAAGCCATGACAGCATATGGTATAGCAATGACCGCCGGATCAGCTGGCAGTATGCTAGGCACAATGGCAACACTTGCTGATGGTGCAATTGGTGGTCTTGGCAAATTACTTGGTGGTGTACCTGTAGTAGATCAATTAATCGCATTTTCCAAGCATGATATCGATGGTGCCAAGGTAAAGAAAAATGCCGATGCGATGGTGTCATATGCTGGAGCGATGACTGTTGGTGCTGGTGCTTCGGCTATGAAAGCTATTGGTTCGGCAGGTAACCTAATCTCCTCGTTTGGAGATGGAATTTCAAAATTATTTGGTGGAGAGGGTGTTCTAGATACTCAAATAAAGGATTTAAAGAAAATATCGGCGGCTGAGGGTATTGATAGCACAAAAATACTCTCATTTGCTGGGGCACTGCTGGCATATACTGGAGCAATGACCGTTGGCGCTGCTGGTGCAACTATGAAAGCTGTCGGCTCTCTTGGTAATGCTATTAGCACCGGACTTGATGGTATTTCTAAGTTCTTTGGTGGAAAGGATTCTGGTGTTCTAGATAGTCAATTAAGTGATATGAGGAAGATCAGTAAGGCTGAAGGTATAGATGCAGTCAAAATAAAGCATGTTACTGATGCGCTAGCTATCTATGCAACAGGAATGGCTTCGGGCGCAAAAGCAACAGGTGTCGGAGCTTTTGGAGATATTGCTAATTTTGTTGGTGGTGTAGCAAAAAGTATAGGAGGTTTACTTGGTATTAAAGACGCTGATCCTATAGGAGATTTAAAGAAATTTGCTGCAAAAAGTGTAACGCCAGCAGAAGTGGCCCAAATACAAGCAAATACACAAGGTCTTGTAGCATATGCTGAATCAACCAAAATTATGTCCAAAATTAGTGTTGGAGAGGGTTTTGGTGAGTCGGTTAGCAATCTATTAAAAGGAGTTGGCAATTGGTTCTCAAGTAAAGAAGATATGAACCCAATGGAAGCGTTTGAAAAATTTTCGGGGAAAAAGTTTGATGCTATTAGTGTGAAAAATAATATATCTGCATTAGAAGAATTTGCTAATTTTAAATATGATAGTAAAAATAGCGGGTGGAGAGCTTTTGCAGCAGATTTAGTAGCAACCGTACCTGTGATTGAAGGTGCTGTTGCGGGTTCTGAGAAAGTTAGATTTTTGAGGCGAAATATTAAATTTAAAGGACTTGCGAGTCCTGATATTGATTTTGAAACAGCTAGAATTAATATCAATAAATTAAAAAAAGCCCTTAAAGTAGAAACTGTTAGTGCTGTTGGTGCTGCTGATGATGAAGCGGCGAATGGCAATGATCTTAAACCTACAATCACAGATTCTTTAATGGAAAGTATTAATGCTTTAACAGCGCAAATTGCCCTAATTCCTGTTGGTGGAAATACTGTAAATGCACCAACCAATGTCAAGAATGAAGGTGACGTTGTTGCAACAGCTCCTGTTGTAAATACAAGGTATGGTGGGATGAACGGAGCGAACAGTGCGGTTGCCTGAGTCAGCTGGATATGTAAAAAAGGGGGAACCGAAGTTCCCCCAGTCTCTTATTCGTTTGCCAACTTTTCAAAGTAGGATATAGTATCCTCATCATTATCAACAGTAGGCGCAGGAGTAGGTTTTGTATCCACCTTGGGTTCAGCCCGAGGCGCATCTTCCATCACTGCTGCGGCAGTTCCTACCGTAGTAGTCCCTGCAAGAACCATGTGCAAACGTGTCTTCAACTCATCATAAGACTTAAAGTTGGTTGCAGAAGTAAACTCTACCAGAGGATACTCCTTCTTCCAAACTTCTTCAATCTTCTCATCATCATCATCAAACAAAGCAGTTGGTGCTTCGAACTCTGACTTGTCATAGTTCCAATAGCCATCTACCTTACGAATCTTCAGCTTGAAGTTCGCACCTTCCCAGAAGTCAAAGGGATTGACAGGGGTTTCATCCTTGAATGCTGGTTGCATTGCTTCCATACACTTGTCAAAGATTTTCTTACCAAAGCGATAGAGCATAACCTTGCCCTCATTCTGAGGATTAGTGGAGTCTTCGACAACAAGGATATTTGCAAAATACTGCAACTTACGCTTCTGCTTACGAGCAATTTCCTTGTCTGACTCAACTCCTGAGTTCCAGTATGCAGAGTTCATCTCTGATACGGGATCATTCTGTCCAACGGTAGTGAGAGAGTTCTCAATATACCACTGGCCAGTTGGACCTTGAAACGCATGGTTCCAAACTTTTGCCCAAGGAAGGTCTTCACCCAATACTGCTGGCAGGAAACGAATAACGGCATAACCATTACCCGTCTTATCTACCACAGGTTTCCAAAGACGGTCATCTGCATAGGACTTCTTTTCTTGGGGGGCGTTCTCTGCTTGGACTGCTCCAAGCAGTTTATCCAACGAGTTGGACTTTCTTAGTGTACTTAATGACATATGTATCTCCTTATGTGAATATATGTTTTCGTATGTTTATCGTATGCTTACTTTATCACAAAATTCTGCTTTTGTCAAGTACCTTACGTTATTTTTCTTTCCATCATTCCCCACATAGAAGAATGATTCTTGTCCAAAACGCTCTACTGGATCAACCCAATAGAACTTAACGTCACGGTACTCTGTAAAAACAGTTTGCATCTGGTTCAACCAATTGCTTGGATTGAAACCTTTTGCATCACCTGACAGATAGTTATCTGTCCCTTTATACAAGTTGTTCAACTTCTCGCTATACGCAGATAGGTCAAACCCCAATATATAAATCTCTGTTGCTCCTTGCTGACATGCAAGGTGCAGTGCGGTGTTACCCGCTGACCATCCAACAGGAAAGTCAATTGTATTTATGTTGTCATCTTCATAAACATATGTAATCCAAACACCAATATCCTTCTCCAGCTTCATGCGAAGGTCTTTCATGTCAAGATTAGGAAACTGTTGAATTGCCGCCTCAACCTTTTCCTTTATAGAAGATGGGTCTTTACCTGATATCACACAACGGTCTGTGATACCAGTTGTCTTATGGATGAATTCGGCTGGAATGTCATACCCCATAAGCATCATGTCTGCTGCCTCTGAAGGAAGCACTGACCAGTTTGCAAACCAGCACTGAATATCTCGCCAGTTGTTTGACTCGTAAATCTCCTGCTGCATACCATAGTCAACTGCAACAAGGTTGTCCACCATCACATCACGCCAGATTGCATTGCAACCCCATGTGACAGCATCCACCTCATACTGTTTATCACCGAACCACTTGCGTGACTCACCATTACCAATTACTACTGCCTTAGACATTACTGATATCCGTCATGATAGGGAAAATCCTTGCAATCTCATGGGCACATGCAATCGCAATATCCTGATGTTCCTTTTGTGTGCCATTAGCACTGCGTAGGTCAATGTAGTGTACCCATGAGCGCAATGTACCGTTCATGTATAGCCGTGATACAGTCATACCCTCTGGTAGAACTGCACGAGCCTGTTCCTTGGCAATACCGTTCTCAATAGCCCATTCATATGTCTTCTTTGCTTGTCTCCACACTAACATCTGTTTCATACGAAAGTTTTCATTCAGTCGGCGTTGCTTCTCATCATTATTATCAAGCTCAACACTATTCTGTCGATTGTCCTTGTCCTGTAGCCGTGCATCCCTAGTCTCAAAAGACAAATCCTTGGTAGGGTCTGCATACCGCTGGCTGAACTCTTGGAATGAGAATGAACGGTGACGTAGAATCTGACGAGCAATGTCTCTCGTTGTCTCAATCTCAAGACACGCACTCACCATCTCTAGGGGTGACCAGTGCTTGTGCTTGATGAGATACTTGATAAGTTTATCGCTAGTTTCCTTATTGTTCTGGTTGCTAGGATTAGACACCCTAGCACAGTATGCAATGAGTTCCTGTGCGTCATCCACACCAATAATGTTATCTGGTGTGGAATTTGATATCAATCTTACTTTCATATTATATCCTTTAAATGGTGCTGGTACACAGAATCGAACTGCGAATTAAGGTTTACAAAACCCTTGTTATACCGTTTAACTATACCAGCGAACCATTTACTTGTTTGAGGTAAACTGTCGTTGAGTTTTATTATTAAAACTTTTCTGAGCCCGATTTGGTTGACGCATTGACATCTTCTGAATTCGCTCTGTCAATATATCACTTTGGGTCTTCATCTCAGCATTATCAAACTGCAATGACTTGTTTTCATTTTCTAGTTCCCGGCACCGTGCCTCAAAGAACCCTTCTACTCTTTTTTCCATTTTAAATGGACTCCTCTATAAGTTTCAATAGTCTTATTTTATACTGTTCTTTATAAATTGTCAAGAACCTTTCGTAATTATTCATCAAATATCTTAAATCACTCCATATGATATCATCCTCCAACGATTTATTCCAATCGGGGC